GGCTAGCGCGCAGGAGTGCGCTCCTGAGAGTTTTCCACTCTCATTCGGAGCGTATTCCATGGCCCAGACTATTGTCGGCGTCGGCGATCCCAAAGCCGTTCAAAAATATTCCAAGGTTCTGGCGGTCGATGTCGGTCGCAAGAGCTACTTCACCAAGAAATTTATGGGGGTGGGCGAGTCGTCCGATACCCCGTTGCAGATTCTCCCGCATCTGGAGAACGATGCCGGAGACAAAATCTCCTATGACCTGTCGATGCAGCTCAAGTCCCGCCCGGTCCTCGGCGACGCCGTGTTGCGAGGCAAGGAAGAGGACCTGAAGTTCTACACCGACAGCCTCTACATCGACCAGCTCCGCCACGGTGTCAACACCGGCGGCAAGATGAGCCGCAAGCGCACCTTGCACAATATGCGCAACGTCGCCCGCTCACGCGAGGGAGACTACTGGGCCCGCCTGATGGACGAGACGATGTTCATGTACCTGGCCGGTGCGCGCGGTGTCAACGCTGACTTTATCGAGCCCACCACCTTTACCGGCTACGCGGGCAACGCCTTCGTTGCGCCGGATACCCAGCACCTGCTTTATGGCGGTGATGCCACCAGCAAAGCGACGGTGGACAGCGCGGACAAGCTCACGCTTGCCCTCATCGACCGCGCCATCGCCCGCGCTGAAACCATGGGCGGCGGTACCTCGGGTATCCCCTCCATTCAGCCCTGCGAGATCGACGGCGAGCCGCACTTTGTCATGGTCATGCACCCCTGGCAGGAGTACGACTTGCGCACTTCGACCTCGACGGGCCAGTGGCTGGATATTCAAAAGGCGGCAGCCGGGGCCGAAGGTAAGGCCAATCCTATCTTCAAGGGCGGTCTGGGCATGTACAACAACGTGGTACTGCACAAGCACAAGGGCGTGATCCGGTTCAGTGATTACGGCGCCGGCAGCAATGTGGCCGCGGCCCGTGCCCTGCTCCTGGGGCGTCAGGCGGGCGTCGTCGCCTTCGGTTCGCCCGGTACGGGTTTGCGCTTCGACTGGCACGAGGAAATGGAGGACAGGGCTAATCAGCTCGTCATCACCACGGCCAGCATCTTTGGCGTCAAGAAGACGGCATTCACCATCGACGGTACCAGCCGCGACTTCGGGGTGATGGCCTGCGATACGGCCTGCGCCGATCCGTCCTGATCCCCAGTCACAACCCATTCTTAGAGGTAATTTCGCATGAGCACTGCCGCACTTACTATTCAAAGCCCCTGGGCCAACGGGCAAATGGCCATGCCAAGCCCGAACGGTCCAGAGGTGATCAACGTCTTGATGGCGTTGACCTTGACCTCCGCTCAGGTCGATGCCCTGGCCGCCAATGACATCATCACCATGGGCTATTTGCCCGAAAACTGCGCCTTTGTCGATGCCGTGTGCGCCATGACCGCGGGTATCGACACGGGCAATGCCCTGGACCTGGACTTTGGCATTGTCAATGCCGGCGAGACCGATCTGACGACCGAGTTGGTGAACTCGATCCTGGTCGATGGCACCACCAGTCTGGCGCGGGTCACCATGACCGAAACCATGCTGACGCTGAACACCGATGGCGCCACCCGTAAAAAGCTGGGCTACAAGGTGGCGACGGCGGCGGGTACGCCAGGGGCCGGCACCATCTGGCTCAGTCTGTCCTATCGCGCCAGCAACTATGGCGTGTAGGTGAAATTCAGGTAACCAGCCCCGCCTGCCCAGGCGGGGCCTGACCTGGGTAACAGCAACAGACGATCCGAACCAGCGAGGATATGACAATGGCCGTGACAGGCAATATGACGCAACACCAGAACGAGCGTCTGGTGGTGGAAGAACTAAGCGCGGCTGACGTGGCCGCAAGCGACGACATGACCGTCGGCGATGATCTGACCGTGGGCGATGGCCTGTCGGTAGTGGGCAACGCCAGCATCGGCGGGTCAGCGGTGGTGACGGGCAACCTGAGCGTGGGGGCCCATGCCATTCCGCACTCTATCTCCGTGGCGGTAGCCGCGGGGGCGAGTAACACCATGACCATCACGGTGACAATCAAGCAAGCCAGCGGGGCCGCCCTGGGACAGATCAATACCCTGCTGCTGTATATGAGCGAGGTCAACACCGGGGCGAGTATCACGGCGGACGGCTATTCCGGGGACCTGACGGCGACCGCCGGCTTCATTCTTGGTTCCATTGTGGCCAAAAAGGCGTGGCTGGTGACAACCGCGGCCGACGGTATCTTTGTGGGGTCTCTGGTCGATACCGCCAAACCGGCCGACCAGTACGCGGTGGCGGTCCATCCGCTGAACGGACGGCCCGTTGTATCGGCCGTCTCCGGGACGAACTGGGGGGCGTAACGAATGCGGGTTAAGAGCCTGATACGGCGCCCGCAAGGCCATGTGGCGGTCCTGGGGGGGCTGGTGGAGTATGCCTTTCGCCCGCCCTTGTGGGAGTGCGAGGTAACCGAACCCAGCCACCTGGCCCGCTTCGCCGCCATTCCGGAAGGCTATCGGCTGGTGGCGGAAGCCCAACCCCTGGCAGATGCAGGCAAGGCGCCCGAGGGGCCAAGCCAGGCGCCACCGCCTCTGGAGTTGCTGACATTGCCGGGGGCTGATTACGTTCAGCCAGACCCTGCTCCCCGGCGTTCACGACGCCGGGGGGTGGCGCGCCCTGAGTCTGGCGAGTCCTGAGCATGGCGGCCCTGACGCTGTTCCTGCCACTGATCCGAGGGCGCCTGCCAGGGTGTCCTGATCTGATCTTGTACGACGCGGTGCGCGACACGAGCATCGAGTTCTGCAAGAGGACGCAACTGTTGACGGAACCCGTGGCCGTTGATGTGGTGGCGGGGAGCGACTTGTGTGAGCTGGCCCCGCTCGAAGGCCAGCATTGGGAAGTGCTCCAAGTGACGCGGGGCGCGGTGCCGTTGACACCCACTTCGCGCCAGGAGGCCATGACCCATGGCATGGATCAGCAGACGGGTTCTCCAGCGTATTACTACCTGGAAAGTGACCCGCAGTTTGGCCTGGCGCTACGCCTGGCGCCGACGCCAGACGCCGCGGAGACTTTAACCGCCCTGGTGACAGTGCGGCCGACAGACGATGCGACGGATGTCGATGATCTCTTGTGGTCCGACTACCGGGAGCCAATTGCGGCGGGTGCGCGGGCCTGGG